GACATTGTATACTCAATTACATCATATACAAAATCATCACTTAACATAGCTTGAATTTCTTCTTTATCTTGTGCATTTCGCTCATCTGATTTCTTCTGTTGAGCTGGTGTTTTTGGTTTAGTACCTTTAGGTGTAAATGGTTTAAGATATTTATCTATAATCTTATCTATATCTTGCATTCTATCATCTAATGTATTAGCTACAGCAACAAAATTATTACCAAATAAATCAGCATATTTAGGTAAATTTTCAGTTACACCTTTCCAAGTACGCATTACAATTGCAGGTGCTAAGCTTCTATCTTCACCACCTGATTTTGTATATCGGTCTTGATTTTGACTTAATGAACGCTGTAGATCAGTATAAACATAAAGCATAAATACACTATACCCTGCTTCTTCTAACTGTTGTTTTAATTCTGCTGTTTTATTATATGAAGCTGCAGTACCATCTAATATAAATGATTCTTTACCTTCAATAGTAGCTTGTACTTCACCTTTGAATTCTTTATTAGCAGCGGCCATTGCTTTGGCTTGCTCGCTTCTTTCTTCAGGTGTTGCATTTTTAAGATCTAAAGTAACATTAGCTTTTTTAAGCATACCAATAAATGTATTATCAATATTTAATATCTTTAAACCTCCTAAATCTAAGCCTTTTAAAATATATCCTTTACCTGCTCCAGGAGCACCTGCTAATATTATTGCTTTAGGCCTACCTTCTATTTCATTTAATAGTTGTACCAATGATATCATGAATTTTACGTTTTGTTATAAATATTATAACTTTCGTTTAGCTTGCGTCCTGAATTCAGTGAATATTGGTGAGTGTCTAGGGTTTTCTAAATCAAATAATTTTTTAACAGTCATAAAAATATCAATGTTTTCTTCTTGTGTACGTTTTGATTCATACATTTCCCAATTTTTACCTTGAATTTTACCTACTGCAGCTTTACGTTTACTAGATTTTAACCAAAGTACACCATAACGGTCTGCTTTTTTACCAAAACATTCTTCATAACACTTACCATAAATGGCAGTTTGTAAATCATAAGTTGTCTGGAGATGGTTTGATGTTTTAAAATCAATTATCCAAAGTTCTGTTTTACCATCAATTTCAATCTCACATACCATATCACAGGTACCTGCTACTTTAATTTCATCTGAAAATAGATGTACTTCAGTTTCAATTAGTTTTGGTTTATATTCTTCCCAGAAGTCAACAAAACGTAGGAACATTTGCCATACTAGTGGATCATATTTTGGATATCCAGTTGATGATAAAAAATTTAATTCTTTACCATTTAAATAATCCTCAATCATTTCATGAGTTTGTGTACCTTGCTCTGCTGCTTTTTTAACAATGTATTCAGATGAATATCCAACTTTTTTAAGCCAATCTTCAAAAAATTTGCCTTTTGGGTATGACCCCAAAACATAAGTAATTGATGGATAATACTTTCCATTTCTACGATAATACCTTGAATCAGGCATAGTAATCTGTTTAGCATCCTCAGAGATTTCTAGAATCCTATTATAGGAATGCTTGATGTTTCTTTTACTCATAATAATTGTAGTTTTCTTTCCATCAGTCCGTACTGATCAATTGGAAGTGTTTTTTGAATTAATTTAGTGAAATTCGTAAATCCCATTTCACTTGGGTCTTTTCCTTCAAGGTCCATAAAATAAACCTCTTTACCTTCATTTATAAAATATTCAGCAAACCTAAGGGCTTGCTTTTGAGCGTCTGTATCTAAAGCTATATAAATTTTTTCAACTGTAGACTTGACGATTTTTTTCATTAAATTTTGTTGTATATTTTTACCTAATAAGGGTATAGCATTTCTTTTAATAGCAATAGCATCAAATGGACCTTCACATAGTACTAGAGGTAAATCAAAATTGATAAATAATTCAAATGGAATTATATCTCTTGATGCTTCTGGGTTGCGATATTTAATATATGGGTCTTTTTCAAATGAACGTCCTGTGAAATAGTTTAAATTACCATTTTCATCATAAGATGGAATAATAACCATTTTAGCATATCTACCACTTTCACAATAACCTATATTATATTTAATAATATCATCTTCATAGATATTTCTAGATTTTAAATATGATTTAGCATGTCTAGCAATTAGGTCATTACTGGAGATTAATGATTTATATTCTTTAGGTAATGTTATTGATTTTGTAACTGTATAATCTGTAACTTCAGATCCGGTTTTAACTAATTTTTTTAATTCAGTAAATTGATCAGGGGATGCCTTTACTTGTTTAAATAAGCTATTAATTGTTTTTCCTCGTTTATCACAAGCCCAACAATGCCAAGGATTATTTCCTTGTTTGTTTTCAGTGTAATTAATTTCTAATTTAGGTTTATGGTGATTACAAAAAGGGCAATTATGTGCTTGATTGCCCCTAGCCGTTCGTTTACCAGAACCTAAAACAGAGTTAACAAGGTTAACTAACAGTTCATTTATCATAGACTATAATGTACGAACAATAATTTAGACATCAAAGTCACGAGTGAAGAACTTTCCGAGAATGTTATCATTGAAGAATTCTTCGGGTTTTTCTAAAACTTGATATATCATTTGATATTTTATTTCATAGTAAGTTAATAACTTTTTTGTGGGTGCACAAATTAAAATATGACGTTCAAAATTTTCTTTTGGTTCTGTTTCGTATAATTCTTTAAGATATTTATTTGAACCCCAATATGTTTTCCAATTTGATTCCTTTACTGCTAATTTATATGATGGTTTCCTTCCTACTACCCCAGCATATTCAGCTAATTCTTTTTTACCTAATTTTACTTTAGTAGTATTTTGAAGTATTTTCTTACCAATATAAGCCTTTTTTGTTGGTTTGTGGGTTATCATATACACGAAACCATGAGTAATATCTGGAAAGTCAGAGATGCTCTCCATTACTTGTGCTTTATAAGTCCAATTCATAGTTCTAAAGATCTAAATTAATAATAATTGTAGTATCTGTTGTGTTTGAAGATTGTAGGGGTTGAGCTAGTTTACCTACGGCTAATAAATTTTGAAAATTATCATATAAACCAACAGTAGTTATATATGGTGAAAAATAAGAACCTGTAGCATAATTATATAATGTTTCTCCTGCTGAGTTAAATGTTCCAATTGAACTAGATATAGCTATACTTCCTGAAGTTATAGATGGATTTGTACTAAAATTAAATTCATTTTCTCTAATAGCACATTTATATTCAGATTCTAGTATTGTAGTTGATGAAAGGAATGATGCTGTTACATTATAAGCATTTGCAAGATTTCTATGGGGAAGGTTCGTGTTAGTTAAAACTGCCATTCCATGCTCATATATAATATTTCCTACATTTTCATTTATTGTTATAGTTCCACTTCCTTCAGCTGATTCGCTAAAAAATGTAACTGTTATAGTATCTGAAGGATCTGGGTTATTACTTGAAGTAAAAAACCCATTAGTTCCATTGTCTGCAATTACATTTTCACCATCAGCATCAAAAAAATCTAAATCTGTTCCTTGAAGACTAGCAGTTATATACCCTGTATTTGCTCCTATTGTTCCAATATAAAATGGAGATTCAGATGGGGGGTCATAAGTAATTGATGTTAATGTATAACCAGAAGGAATATCTAAACCTGGAGGAATAAGTGCTAATCTATCATAACCTCCAGGAAAATTACCTGAGTCTATTTCGTCTTCAAAAGATGAAAAATTTGCAGCACTAGATCCTGTAAATACACTTCCAGAATTCCATGTGTAAGAAGAAGAAGCATAAAGGTTACCCTCTCCATCATCTAATATGGTTAAACGAGTACTTGAAGTATCTTGATATTCAAATTTAAATGAAGTTGGTTGTATATATTCCCCAAATAGTTTTGAAGGGATTGATGTAACTGAAAGTTCTGCATTAGATGCAGTTGGGAAATGTCTAGATGCTGTTAAAGTACTAGATAAATAATTATAATAGCTTGGTGTATTATATGAACCCGAAATTTCTTCCCTTTGTATTGCTGTTCCAGGATCACCCCAACTTGATGAAATATAATTTGAATA